AGACGGTACATGGTCTAGTCGCATTTTCGACGTTAGTTGTAAAATTTTCTTTCAATTTTCGTGGTAAATGGGGTGGCGCTATTGCAAATATAATTTCAAAAGCGCACCGTAGGCCCCATGACCGGAGCCGTAGCCGTTACTTGTCAGTTTGCGGGTATCTTTCCGCTAAACGTAAAGACGTATACTACAACGTATCCGTTTAGGCGTTCCGGGTGGGCATTTGCACAGAATGCTTTGCAGCCTATGGAGTTTAATCTTTATCAATCCGCTGCATTAGACCCTGTAGCTTTTACCTCACAGCTTATTGATTACAAAACCGGCTACACTAAAGTAGACGCCGGTACTATTGGTGCGGCTACATTCGACAATAATCAAAACCCTTTATGCTTTGTTAATGAGCATCTACGCGGCTTTTTAATGACACAGGCTAGTCAGCTTGTAGCTACGTGGGGTGATTACTATGCACCGCTTGACGGCGGCAACCACGTTTACGCTAGTTTAAATCCGCAGCCTGGTTTTACTCTTCCTAATTTGGTCAATACTGGTACTCCGTGGCCTGGGGCCGGTATGAATTGGGCTCTTACTGACGGCTCTATTTACGTATCTAGTGCCCAATCCCTGGCGATTAAAACAAATCTGCTAGCTCCTAACGGTTTGATTACGACGATAGCTAATTCTGTAAATGGTTTAGTCTTTCCTAGTAATGCGCGTTTTGGCGGTGGGCTCCCAGGCGGTGACGGTTTCCAATACATATTTATAGCTGATGGCTCAGGCGGTGCAGTTCCTTATATTGGTATGAAAACTGATTACGTGGGCGGAACTAGCACTATCACTATGACAATGATAAACCCCGCCACTACCACGCTAGATATTAACGCCCTATTCTTAACCGCCAATAATACTATTAACCTCTCTACCACCTATGGCGGGTGGTTATTCATTTACAAAGATACCCAAACCTTTAACGGTGTCACTTGTAACGGATACGGTATTTTAATTTCGCGTGATTTTACCTCTTACGCGATATTGCAATTTATTTACGCTGACCCGCTGGCGGCTACCATTCCTACACAGATTGGGGCCTTTGATAGTCGCATTGATCGTAACGGGGGCGTTTGGCTCAAAAATTTCAACAATGATAATAACCTATGGTTTGCATCACCGCCACCACAAATCGCAAACGTGGCTAATTTACCGCCAATGCCACTAGTAGTTAATCCGGGGCTCTATCGGTAGGAGTTTAATAAAATGGTCGCAATTGCAAATCCAGGCGGGAATATTCCGGCCCTAAACGGCTCTCTCCCGTGTGAGGGCACTAAAGTTTTTCCGTTTGTATTGGATTTTACAGGCGGTAAAAATGCGTACCTCATTGATCTAACGCAGCAAGCACAGCAAAAACAATTTACAACGCTGCAAACGATTTACATTGATAACAGCCTGAATACGGCCGCGTTATCGGTAATTTGTAGCGTCACAAATCAAGTAATTACGTGCCCTGCATTGTCTCAGGGATATTTCCCAATTTTGCAGCCGATGCCCCCGCAGTTTCAAGTGCAAACTACGGGTAATTTGGTTGTTACTATTCAATTGCTCAATTTCTATATTCCCCCGGCTGTGTGGTCTACGCCTACCACTAGCTCAGGCGGATTATTGCAAGTGGATATCCCGGCCCTTGACGCGATTATTTCCGGTGGTGCGCTGCAAGTAAATAGCCCACCCGTTACGGTGAGCGGATTAGTAGACGGTAGCAGCACAATTACGCTTGGTGGCACCGTGCAATCCGCTCTAGCGGCAAATGCGGCCCGTAAATATCTCTCACTTTCTAATCCTGATACGGCAACGGAAACGCTTTATTATTGTTGGGGCGTAAATACAGCGGGCAAAATAGCTTTGCTTCCTGGCGCAACCTATGAAAGCGGTAGCGTTTGCATTGGTGACCAATTATTTGTTCTAGGCGCGACCACCGGCCACGCTTATACGCTCTACAGCAAATAGGAGAATATAATGCCCGTTACCAATCCCCCGTTTATTCCGCGCTATGGTAATGGGGCCCCGGCCGGTGCGGCTCCCCCTGGTACCATTTATTTTCAAAAAGACGCCCAATATTCTCAGTGGACGTTTAATAATGGCGTTTGGAATAAGACATTTTCACTTATTCTAGGTGCTGGCGCACCGGCTTTTCTAGCCCCTGCGGGTACGCTTTATTCCCAAACGGATGCAGCGCATATTTGGAGTAGTCAGCCTACTCCGGTTACTCCGGCTGTGGTGCAGCATGGGCATACGGCCGCACACTCTACAGGCGGCTCAGTTACGTTTGGCGCACCCGTTACTACGGGTAATTTATTGATGGCATGGTTAGGTGGTGGAATTGATTTAAGCGGCACCATTCTAGCGGGGTGGAATTTATTTGACCATAACCAAGTAGGCGGGATATCCGCACAATTAGCTTACCGTTACGCCCAAGCCGGTGACGGAGCTACACCGCCTAATGTATTCCTCAGCGCTAATACGTTTTGGGGGATGAATATGGCGGAAATTTCCGGGGTTACCGGAGTTATTGGCACGGATATTATCTCGCATATTCTTGATACCGGAGCCGTTACGTTTAATACCACTACACCGCAAAATACTACGGCCGCTGGCGAATTGGCCTTACTTAATATGTTTGCTTGGGATGGTACAGCAAACTTTGGTACCCCTGCGGGGTGGACTTCTGTAGAAACGTGGAATGATGCAGCGGTAAATTACGGGTCAATGAGTTTGTGCAAGCAAACCCCTGGTAGCGGTGTCAATGTAGGTAATGCTACAGTGACTAGGCCCGCTGGTAGCAGCGGTAATAACTTTGCGGATACGCTTATCCTTTCCGCTAATGGTCTTTCCGCTAATTGGACTATGCTAGTTTAAAGAAAACCCCGGTGCCCTTCCGTGACACCGGGGTATCAGTGGATACGCATACCCTCAAATCAAGGGTATAATTCCACTAATTAAAACGGAATATCATCCGTCTTTTCTTTAGGCTTTGCTTCAAACGCATAGAGCGCACACGGCCCAATGTAGCCGCTAATCGCCCCATCATCCGTACCAGTCCAAATTAAGCGGGTGAGTTTTTCCTCATGCTCACCACCGCCCTTAATCGTAACGGGTACCATGCGCCCAACAAAGTCACCGGCTCTAGGGCCCTGTACGCGCACTAGATAGCCGCCTTTCTTTTTGTCGGCCGCATACGTGGCCTTGTGTGTACGCTTTTCCTCTTTTGCCACTGGCGGTACTCCTTCAAAAACGCGGCCCTATTTTCACCGGGGCCGCATTCGGCGTATCAGCTTAATTAAAAGCTGAAATCATCCGCAGCCTTTGCGGCTCCGGGTGTCTTTGTGAGCGCGGAACGCAACGCACCGATAGACTTTTTAATTTCCTCGGTGAGTGCCTTTTCCGCTTTGTCGCAATCCTCTTCCGTGTAGCTGTAGCTACGCGGCTGAGCAACATTTGCGAGGTTACGGATTGCAGCGCGGGCCTTCACAACGCGACCACCGGCCACGCGCACAAACCGCTCACGGTTTTCAACAAGCACAGCGGCTTTCAATTCGCCCTGAGCATGTTCTAGCGCTTTCTTGTTTTGCTCATTACCGTTTTTATCGTGAGCGGTGCGCGCTACTTCCACCTTCTGACGCAACGCCAGCACAGCCTTTTGTGCGGCGGTGACTTCACTCTTAGGCTTTGCCATTTTGGCGGTATCCTTCTAATAACAATTCGGATGCACTATTGCCCCGTCTTGCGGAGTAATCTATCCGTGAAAACGATGCCTCTTGCAAGTGAAAAAGAGGGTGCGGCGGGCTCATATAATATTTCATCCCCCGCAGCCAGCTTTTCCACCTCTTTGAAGGTTAATCGGGCCCCTTTTGTTACAACCTTATGCTTAGGGCATTCACCGTTGCGCGTCTCACAAGCGCACTTTTTAGCGGGGTCTAGCTCTATCGCGTACAGTTTCTTGCCGCAAAAGTGGCCCACCGGGGCCCTGGAAATTTCCCGCTCCCAATCTCCGATTTTATCGGATTGGGGTAGCACCTTCGTATCTGCCCATTGATCTACTACAAGGCTATCAGTGTCACAGTATATAATGTGAGCCTCGCCTACCGCGTGAATTGCTCTAAGCAAAGCTGAGCGCGCAAAGCCGGTAATGCTCGCACCCGTTGCTACATTTTTGTAGAGCGTTTTGCCTTCCCACTCTACGCCGAACCGATAGCGATATTTCCAAAGACTTTCGCGGCGGTGAAACTCCTTACCCTGGAAATTTGTGTAATATTTCCATCCATGCTCTAGAGCCGGAAGGAAACACACGCGGCAAATTCCTTCCTTGTCGGGTATCGGGTCAGTGCAAGGCAATTGCGTTCCGGTGTCTACTATTTTGTAATCGTGGTACCGCTCAGGATTTTGCGCTAGCTTCCCGTACAAACTATTCATCATAATCTTACCAATGGTGTAGTTTATCGGGTCAGATTTTTTTGGGTGAGCGTTTTTGTATTCATACCAGTGCATGACGTAATCAATAAAATTTATTTTGTCCTCGGCGTAGCGCACCTCTATTATTGTTTCATCTTCTATCAGCCCCAAATCTTTCGCAGCAACGTATTCCCATCCGGTTACGTTGTACTCACCGTATTCTTTTGGAAATTGTAAGCCTTCCGGCCCCTCACCGCGTTTGGGAAAGCACCCGTGAGCATAGCATTTAAGCTGCACAAAGGAGCGCTGTATTTCCTCACGCGATAAGATGCCAAAATCATCACGCCGATGCATTCTTGTACCCGTGGCGTGGTCATGCATCATAGCATTTGGGTAAGAGCTACGGATATCAAAGACGCTTATATTTTCATGCGTTCCGGGTCTAAAGCATTCCGTACGGCCACCAAAATAATACGGCCGGTAATTTGCATCAAAGCGGTGGTTAGTCTTTCCGGGGTCTATTCCGAGTTTTTGAGCGTGGGCCATTGCATTAGAGGCAATGGTTTTCTTTGTTCCGGCCGCAGCCCTGTACGCTATCATTAGCTCATACAAATACATGCAATCACCGCGTAAGTAGCTTACAATTTCCTCGCGGTGCAAATGGCGTACAGCCTTTTCCATTTTCCAATATTCTATAGCGTCTTTTTTGATAGAGCCTAGGCCCTGGGGCACCGCAGCGTAACTATCCACAAGCACAGCGTTACCAAGTGACATTGAGATAATACGGCCGTTTATTATTTGGGCTCTTGTCTCCCCCACGTATTCTAACAAATACATGAAATCAAACTTGCCCCCGTTGTGGGCGTAGATTGTGATATTTCGGTGCTTTACATGCTCTACAAAATCCTCAGTTTTATCAAACGTCAGAAAAATTTTACCGTCAAAAAATCCCCAAATAAACGGTAGCCCCACCCGCCCATGCAAAAAGGGGTCAGTTTCACAGTCACACGTAGTAACGGGTTTAGCGCGTGGCATTTAACGGCCGGTGTAATACGCATCATGGCAGGGCGGATTTATATGCACCCGCTCAGGGTCTAGCGTAAGCCGTTCCGCGTATACTTGCCGCTCATAAACAGAGTGGGAGCAAATGCGGGTATCGCATTGCGTACACTCGTAATCTTTTTTCGCTACCGCCTGATAGAACCAATTTTTAATTCTTCGTCTTTTGTTCCGCCTCAATTGCCCGTCTCCTTTTTATATATTCAGGGTCAGCTAATAGAATAGCTATACCGTTTACCCACCGCCCAGGGTCAGAAGGATTGGAATAAATGCTACCGTCTAATCGTTCCTGGGTACCCATGTAACGGCCCGCATTCCATTTTTCATTTACCCACCGTACAAATGCGCCTATGCTTTCATGTGCATCTCCCACTATTCCAGCGTGAGCCCACAAGTGGACTTGCTGCACCTCAAAAGTAGCAAACGCTTTCCGTGTTAGCTCACTCACTAATTCTATTGGGAATTGTTTTGCAAATGCAGCCTCACCGGCTTTACGCATTGCTACACGGCTACGTACTGAGCCCCTATCAAGTGACCAATAAACCCAATGTTGGTGAGGTGTAATCACCTCAATATCACCGCCCTTTTTAATTTTAATTTTGGCGTCAGATTGTACGCCGCGTAATTGAATAGCGCGTACCCAGGGTAAGAAAAGTTTTTTCCTACCTACGTTTTTGGCTTGTTTTGGTGAGAGAGGAACTAGATACGGAATATTTTTTAAAGCTTTTTCTTTGCGCGTAATCGCGCCCTTTTCATACCGCGTAAGCCGTTTACGCTTACGGTATTTTTTCAAACCAGGAACGATATTAGAGAGTGATTTAGCGGATGATATATAACTGTCATCCGAACGGGCTACTTTTTTCTTTCGGCGTGATTTTTTTCTTATTGCCATTGGTGCCCGACTTGTCTAACGTGGGCACTTGAAAGTGCCCGCCTTGCCCGCGTCTCTTTCAAAACTTTGGGGCCCACTCGGTTTACCCGCCGCGTGGGCCTCTTTCTTTTTCGATCTACTGACGGTACGCTAGTGCGCCAAAGTCAGCAAGGAAAATCCGCCAATGTCAGCTATGGAAACTATGGTGCGTACTATTCTCTCGTCTCTCGACATAGACGTAGAGGCAATGAAGTCAGAGGTCACCACCCGTATTGTAGATTTTGAGAACAACGTAAAGACGCTCAATTCTACTCTTATCACGCTGATGCAGCGGACTAGTGCAATCGAAAACAAATTAGACTTGCTCCTTTTGCACCACGGAATTGCACAGCCGCAAACCGTTTCCGAAAAACCGCCAGCTACAGAGGGTACTATCAATGGATCAGGAACTATCAGCCCTGCAAAACTTTCAAAAGCAAATTGACGGATTAGAAACACGGATAAACCGTAACTACATTGAATTGCGCGATGAGATACGCCAGCGAAAAGAGTTGCAAGTGCGGTTTGATCTTATGGAGCAATTCGTAAAGGAGAGATACCCGGAATACTTTGCGGGAGAGGTGGGCACCGTTGTAGACCCTGACCTAAAACCCATTCCGATTGTTTACGGTGAGCCCCAGGAGCAATGAAAAATGAGCGGACCTAAAGACCCTGAGACGCCACCGAAGGAAGAGGAAAAAGTTATAGCCGATGCAAATGAACGCATCGAAGATTTAGAAAACCGAATTGCAGAATTGCAAGAGGGAAGCGAAAAATGGAAGAAGGAAACGATAACATCTTTACGTCAGGAGATAGCGGACCTTCGGGCGACATTGGAAACGGTGAGCGCAAATCTACCGGCGACGGTGAAAGAATTGAGGGCCGAATTAACCCGGCTATCGCAAGAGGTGCAACGCTTGGCGACACCGCCAGCACCACCGGAGAAGGCACCGGAGACACCCCCGGAGCCGGAAAAAGTGAAGCCACCCCAGGCCCCACCGGACCAGGAGAGCCCGCCAAGAGAGGGCGCGGAAGGCCCCGAAAAGACGGAAGCACCCCCGCCCCCGCCAGTGCGAAAAAGGCGGGTGATTTAAAAATTGATGGTACGGCCGATATCCTAGCGCTTGCACATGAACTGCTAGCGGGCCTTACCAATACACCGGAACTGAGATTAGATAAGGCTGAATATGAGGAATTGGGAGACGCTATAGAGGGCGTCTTAGAACACGGTGGGATTAAGATAACGCCCAAGCAAAGAGCGCAGCTTAGATTAGCGCGGGTGCTGAGTAAAATTTATGTTCCTACCGTTACCTCTATTGTTGTACGTAAAACCGCTGAGGCAAAAAGACGTAAGGCAAATTTGCCACCGCGCCCCGTTGCAACGGTAACGCCAATTCGGCCGGTGGAAACGCCACCACCGCGCCCTAATCAAACGCCAGGGCAACCGGCTTTTGACCCTTTCCATATTGAGCTACCGGACGGAGCCTAAACAATGTCAGGAGCGCGGCTAGGCTGCATTTTGATAGCGGCCGGTTTTGTAGTTGCCACACTCTTTATATATGCACTCTTTGAGTTGCCCCGATGGTTGTGAAATTTCCAGGGCCCACCGATAGGTTAGCTGTGATTGGTCGCACGGGTAGCGGCAAAACAACGGCCGCAGCTTGGCACCTAAGCGGGAAAAACTTTGAGGCTCAGCCCTGGGTAATTGTGAATACGAAGGGTGACCCGCTCCTTAATGAGATAGGAGCGCTAGAGCGCGTACAAGAGATAAGCGTGAATGATACCCCTGGTGATATGGGCCTATACATTATATCACCGCGCCCCGATGAAAGCGTAGAGTTAAATGCTTTCTTTGGTCGCGTTTGGGAAAAGCAAAACTGTGGGCTCTATATTGATGAGGGCTACATGATTGATGTAGTCCACAATTTCAATGCTTGTCTCACTCAGGGCCGCTCACGTAGAATACCGATGATTATTCTATCACAGCGGCCCGCATGGATTACTAAGTTTGTATTCAGTGAAAGCGATTACGTACAACTCTTTAATCTGCAAAGATTAGAAGATAGAAAAAGCGTTGCGGGCCTAGTGCCTGTAGACAAGAATTACCGCCTAGACAAGCATTGCTCCTATTGGTACAACGTAGGAGACAATGAGCTAGTACAGTTTGGGCCTGTACCGAATAAGCCAATAATTCTCGATACTTTGAAGAGGTCGCTACCGCCAGGGCCACCTCTTGAACCGTGGGAAACGGAAGAGCCTCAGAGGGCCCCTCGCAAAAGAGTGGTCTAGTTTTTAGGAAGGAACTGGCGGATATGGACCCCGTAATTATATCGTGGACCCCGACCAATTGGGCGACCATTTTTCTTATGGCGCTTGGCGGCGGGCTATTCGTAAAAGTGCTTTTCATCGCTTACAATCATTTTGTAAACGGTGACGCCAATGCCTAAAATTCTCAATTGGGCTATACTTGCCCATCCCATGAATTGGGTAACGGTAACGCTCATGGTATTCATTGGGCTTATTGCACTCAATTTGCTTTTGACCCCGTGGCATATTCCGCAAAAGAATAGCACAGAGTTAAACGCAAACTCTATCCCCGGACCATATCTCGCATACTCTCAGTGAACGCCCCAAGGGCATGAAAGGAATTACGGCTATGAATAAGTCTCTTCGTAATGTAATGCTCGGTGGGGCCGCTGCGGCGGTTATGAGCGTTGCGCCTACGGATGCACACTTTACGCTTTCCCAGGCGGGTCAGCCCACTACTGCACAGATTAAAGCGGCTAACCTCGCAAACCGTCAGGCTATCGTATCCGCTGCACTCAAGAAACAGCAGCAAATCTTTAGCGTGACCCAGGCCCCTACAGCGGGTGTAGTCTTTAATATTCAGCCGCGTTACGCGGGCCTTATTCTTGGTTTCTACGTTGACGTTTCAGCAACGCTCACGTTGGGTACCAATAACGGTATACGTACAGCCTTTGGTGCTTCTAACTTTATTCAGCAAGTGCGCTTTGATGACTTGAGCAATAACACCCGTATTCAAACCACGGGATGGCACCTCAACGCTATCAATTCTGCAAAAGCTGGTGAGCCGTATCAGGCTGTACGTACAATCAATACCGATTATCCGGTAGGATACGGTGAGACGTTTACCGCGAATATCGCAACGGCACCAGCTACTCTTACTACAGCGGGTACCACGGCGCACATGCTCTTTTGGGTGCCGCTTGCGTATTCTGAGGTGGATTTGCGCGGTGCCATGTGGGCTAACGTGGTCAATGCCACGGCAAACCTACAGCTTACTATGGCAACGTCAGCCCAGGCTTTTGTAGCGCATACTGCGGACCCCACTAGCGCGGTTTATCAGTATGACGCCACCGGAGCTACCGGGGTTATTTCCTCGTATACAATAACCGTGCATCAAGTCTATTACGATCAATTGCCCACCGATCAGCGCGGGCAGCAATTGCTTCCGGTTATTGACTTGTCAACGCTCTACATGCTCCAAAATACCACTGTTACGGGCATGGTTACGAACAATGATTTTAATATCCCGTACTCAAATTTCCGCAGCTTCCTTTCTACGGTAGTTATCTACGATAACCAAACCGGGGGAGCGTACAACGCGGCGGGTAGCGATATCAATTATTGGGCGTTGCAGACGGCAAACTTTACGAATATCTTTAAATATCCTTCGTGGTTTCCAGCCGTCTTTGCGCGTGATGCTATCGGGGATGATTTTCCCCTGGGTATGTATTACTTTGATAGCCGCAAAAAGCCTATCAATACTATCCAGTTTGGAAATCAGCAGCTTATCCTTAACCCGCTTGGCACCGTGAATACTGGCGCGGCCGCTCTTGTCGGGTGGGAAATGTTTGCGATTACAAACACCCTGGTAGGCGCGGCGTCACTTGCTGGCGGTGCAATGTAACTACCCTCTGGCGGTGGGTAGAAGGTGCGGGGTAAGTAATTTTCGCCCCTCGGATGAAAACCCCGCACCACCTTTTTCAGGAGTGTAAGGCATGTTTCAGAGTTTTACTCAGTGGTGGGCTCAGCCTTTTAATGCACAGGCTAGCGCATCCTCTTGGATACTCTTTACCGGCTTTATCCTCATTGTAATTTATTTGTGGACCCGTGTGCTACGCGAGGGCGGGCACGTGCTTTCGGAAGTAGCTTAGAGCGCGCATGGTGCGCGTAGGGAGATAAAAATGCATTGGTCAGTGGGCCTTATCGTGGTGGTTATCGTGGCATTCCTTGCGGGTGCTTGGTATTGCAAGATGTACCCCAATTCTATTCCGTATGTGACCTAGTAGAATGTCGCAAACGTCTATAATCTTTTTCTACTTGCTGGCGGGATACATTATTTATATCACCGTCAAAGGGGAATTGCCGCTCTACTCTAAAGTGTTTTTCGGGTGATGTATGCCTTATGCCCTGATACTGATAGGAGCGGTACTGCTAGTGGCCGGTATTCGTAATACGTATGGCGATTTGTGGACCCTTGTAGAAAACGATTTTACACGCCAAAACGGTTACCTCTCCTGGGTAGCTGCAATTGCGGTAGTAGGCGCACTAGGTTACATACCGAGACTTAAACCGCTTTCAATAGCGTTTATGACGCTCCTGCTAGTGGTTTTGGTGATTAGTAACGGTGGGGTATTCGATAGGCTACAGCAATTTATCGCTAGCGGTGCTGGCGGTAGAGGTGCGGCCCCAATACCAAACTCTAACGTACAGAATACCACGGCACCTACTGCACCGGCCGGTAACGCCCCAAGTGCAATAGACCAAGTGCTTTCTAATTTGGGAGCTATTCAGTAATGGATACTGACAAGTGGATAAACGGGATTATTGCGGTAATGGTGGCCGTGGTAGCTCTTGCCACTACGTCAGTATTTTTCAGCAAGAAAGCGGATACGGCAAACGTCATAAAAGAAAGCGGGAATGCGTTTGCACAAGTCATTAAAGCGGCGGTGAGCCCTGTAGCTTAGGAGAATACAATGAGTGATCTTACGCACGGTTTTGTGTCTATCGCCCTTGCTATTGTGGGCGTGGCAATCCTGGCGGTGCTTGTCAGCCGTAACGCCAATACCGCGAATATTCTTGGTAGTGGCGGGAATGCGTTTGCAAACGTATTGCAAGCGGCTGAGGCTCCGGTTTTGGGCCACGTTGGAAACACAATTACGGGGCCTGGGTTTTATAACTAGGTGGTGTAATGAGCCGTCAAGTAAATCGTACGCCGCATGAAAAAGCCTGGGATTGGGTACACCCCAGGATTAAGGCGTTTTTTACCTCGGCCATAGCTCAGTATGCGGATACCAGTGAGCGCCAGAATTATATTGGTGCTCGTGCGTATGCGTTTCAAACTGAAATGCTCCCTATGCAGGAATGGAAAGGCCCCGGTGAGGTAGTGCGCCGTCAGCTTTTCCAAACCGCCCCGCAAGTCTACCAAACGCATACACCGCTACCCACTGGCATTGCTGGTATTCAGGCGGGCCAAATTTGGAATGGTCAGCTTATAGATAACCCCAATGCAAGTGATACGCTTAAGGGTACTATCGTTTAGGATTTGGAGCGATGCACAAAACTATAGAGTGGTTTAAAAAACACCCTCTAGCGCTTGTCCTAATCGGTGGCGTGGTTATCCTCATTGTTGTTCTATTCTCAGGCTCTAGTAGTTCCGCCGCTGCGGCTCAGGGTGACCCTAATGCCCCGGCTGAGATACAGGCCCAGGCTCAGGAAAACCTTGCGACCACGGCCGCTAACGCACAAATCGCTACCGCTCAGATTGGGGCTAATGTTGCCCTCGCACAAAATCAGAGTGCAGAAGATGTAAACCTAGCGGGAATTGCCGCACAAGTTCAGCTAGCGGATATTTCCGCTGTAACCAATCAATTGCAGATTAAGGCCACTACTGACCAAGCTGCATTGCAAGCGCAAACGTATGAGGCTCTTGCCGCTGACCAAGCGGCTACAACGCAAAAGAGTTTTCAGACTGAGGAAGATATCGCCGCTATCAATGCAAATCAAAATATTCAGCTTGGGCAATATCAGTTTTTGGGTACGGCCATTGGTGACATATCCAAAAACAAATATGCCACCTTGAACCTTACCACGCCCCAAGGTACAAGCATTGATATCCACTCCGGTAAACCCGCCAGTAGCGGCGGTGGCACGGATTGGGGTAGCATTCTTGGCGGTGTCGGGGCTCTCTTTGGATTGTAGACCATGACAAAGAAAGAGCATAAAGACGTATACATAGCCGCAGCGGTGGGCGGTGTCGCCCTCATATTGATTTGGCTTTACCTCAATACGGGTACGGCCGTTTCCGCAACGCTACCGGATAACACTAGCGCGGCCGGTGATACCGTTCCGCAAACGCCATACAATTATAACGTAGCCCCGTATCAGCCGGGGCCACCTATTCAGTTTGCTTTCCCACCGATACCCGATGTAGGCGGGGGAAATACGAATATCGGTGGTAGCTGCGGGTGCCCGTGCGGCCCTGACGGTAGCAATAATTTCAACGTCAATACGTATCAATTCCAGTCTCTTATTTAGGTGATGCAATGCCCCTAAACCGCGATGCAAAACAGCTTTCTACGGAGCCCGTCACCCCAGGCGGAAACGCTAATACCGCTTTGCCTTACGATCAATTCGGTATTATTCCTGGCGTTGCACAGCGGGCTCAGAATGCGTTTTACCGCAATCCTCACCTAGACCCTCAGCCCCCATTTAGTGAAGCTGACCACGCGGCGGCTCATTGGTTTACTACCCGCGTACACCTCGCCCCGCTTGGGCATGTGCATAATCCCTTTAAAGTGAAAGATAAGGGGCCAAAACAGAAAGGAATTACTACCAATGTCTAAAAAGAAAAAAGCCGCTGGGGGTGAGTTTGAACAGCCCACCCTTGATGAAGAGAACAATAACGGTGCAAGCGTTACGCTTGTAGACCCTATTGATTTGTCGGGTGGTGCGGATAACACCGATGCCACGGATGAATTGAGTGAAGCTGTAAGAGCCTCACGCGCACCGGCCCCCGTGGCCGTAGTGCCTGACGCTCCCCCGGCCCCTGGCAAATATAAAATCTCATATTTGCTGCATGGTCAGCGTATCAATGAAAGCCACGTATCGGTTAGGAAGGCTGTAGCCCGCGTTGCAGACTTGCGCCGTTTGGGTATCGTGCCGCAAACTAGCACGGATGAATAGGCTAGTTTTATGGCATTGCCGTACGGGTACACGTTACTAAGTGGCCCGCCCACTGGCCCACCGCCAGCGGGTTACAGCTATGCGCCAAGCACTAGCGGACAATGGTATCAGATACCTACTCCGGGTGTAGATAACTCAGTGCTTGGCGGTGCTGTTTCCGGTCAACAAAACGCAGCCGCAGCCCAAGAGAATGCTTTTGGGCTAGGGAATATGTTTGATAACATTGTGCAGGGTATTCCAGTTATCGGCCCTGCTAGTGGTGCGTTAGGCGGTGCGGCTAATGCTGCATCCGGGTTATATAACGCGGGCAAGGCTACAGTTTCTTTCCTCTCTTTCGTATCAGATTTGCCGCGCCTAGGTACTACACTCCTGGGGCTAATCCTTATCATTGCTGGTATCTTTGCGCTTACCAAAGGGCCCGTGGTAGGTATCGTGGGCGATGTAGCAAAGGAAGCGCTAGTTAGCTAATGTTTAAGGGCATTGATTTAGAGGGCCTTGCCATGCTCATAGGAGCAATTGGCACGTTTGTAGCCGTAGTGGGCGGGTTTGTGCTGCAATGCATAAACCTATACGGCCAAATTAGAGAACATCAAAGAAACGCCGCACGGGATACCGCTGGCGCTAACCGCGATGCAAAGCTAGCGGTTATTGATGCCAATACAAACGGGATGACAAAACAATTAGCGGATAGCTCACACGCTGCGGGCAAGGCGGAAGGCATACTAATCGGAATTGCACAAGCTAAAGCGGCTGAGGGTGGATTAAAACCGGCTCCTGAGTTTGGCCCATGATTACGTTTATGGTACGCGAGGGCATTGTAGTTATAAACGGTATCTACTATCACGGTAGCTACTCAGGCCACGGTGAGGGTTTAGATAACCCGGATGACCAAGATATTAGAAACGTGGGGCCATTACCGCTAGGCCAATATCAAATAGGGGAATGGCACGATGACCCCACCCTAGGCCCGAATATCGCAAAGCTTACACCGCTCAATATAGATACGGATAGGAGCGGGTTTTATTGGCATGGTGATAACCGCTTTTTAAATCACACGGGCTCTGACGGGTGCCTAGTGTCGCCCCCTGACGTAAGGCATAAGGCTAATCAAAGCGGCGATAATATTTTAGAGGTGGTGGCGTGAGCAAACTGTTTACAACGCTCCTGGGTTTCGGCACTAGCGTTATGAGTAGTCTGTACGGCTATTTCATTGTGGCCGGTCTAGGTGCTGTGGCGTCAATGTTTATCACTTGGCACCTAGTACACATAAACAACGCTGTAGAGATAGCGGATTTAAAAACACAGATTGCTACAACGCGGGCAGTAAGCACCGCTGCATCTTTGGAGCAATTGCAAAGTTTTATTGATAACATGCACAACGCTAGCGTAGACTTTGAGGCATATAGAAGGGCCTTAGATCAAAAGTTTGACGCGCTACAAGTGGAGTTTAAAAATGCGATACGCAAGCCTCTTCCCCCTGATTGCAAGCCTACCGCTGATAGGGTGCGGAGCTTTCACAACGCAATCAACAACGCCAATACCCACTAATACGCCAGCACTTGATAGCGGACTAGCTGAGCCCTGCCCTGATGTACCGCTCCCGGCTCACGATGATTACGATAGCTGGCAAGATTGGGGGCAAAATATAATGCTAAAAATGTACGAAGATTGCAGCGCAAAACAGCGGGGCCTAGTGAAAGCGTGGCCCCATAAGGAACAAAAAACGAACAATTAACCACCCTAAACTTTGCTGCATTTAGCGCTTGCATTGCCCCGGCCGATAGCTATTCTATCCTCAATTCAAGAGGGCAAGGCCAATGCAATCAATATCCCCCAAATCTGACGCTTTCAAAATTTCGCTGCAATATCTCTACGCGGAAAAGGTGAAACGTGAGCAAGCAAAAATTCGGGTTTCTATTCGGCGTAAAAGGTAAGCGTAAGACGCGCTCACCCTGGTTTAAAGATGCCTTTAGCCGGAATATGGAAGCTGAGGCTTACAAGCGTAGCGGCTACCGCGTACGCAAATTTGCAAAGAGGGTAATATAATGGGTAACAAGGCTATGACTTTTACGGTCCACCAATTGCACACGCTAGAGCGGGCCCTAGCTATTGCCGTCACCGAAACATCAAAAAAGATACGCGACAAAGACGGCAAGTTACTAAAGGATGCATCTAGCTACGCTATGGAAGCTGGCGATTACAACGGGCTACGCTCCAAAATAAAAGACTTTCTAGGCACCCCTGCACTATCCAACGGCTCTCGCTAATGGGCACAGTGAATGAGCAAAAGTTTTTAGTCACATGGATACAGGCTAACGGTGAGATAAGGGGCCAAGCTGTGAAAACTAAAGCTGACGGTGAACGTATGTTTCACCACCTCAAAAGCACCGATGCCCAATATATTGAGGTGCGGAAAATCGGCTCTGTAGTTTTCCGGTTTGGACATGATACCACGGGGCTACAATGAGATTACTTGTAACTGTAAAGCTGCACCACCTTGTACTAGCCGCTATGGCCGTGTGCATTTGGTTAGGTGTAATGCATGACGCTTACGGGTGGTGGTTATGAGACGTTTCTACCGTTGGATTACTAGACCATTCCGCCGCTTTTGGTATTGGCTTTTCCCGTTACCGCCTTTGGATTTAGACGCCGTTGCCACGATAGGCACCGCAATACTAGGCGTAGCTGTGCTAGCCGTTTTGGTCAGCAAGGAAAGCCAAACGAAAGAGGTAATAGAGAGTGCTGGTAAAGGATTTAAAGACATATTGAAAGCTGCGGGTGAGGAATGACACAGGAAGAGAACGGCAAACACGCCGATATGCTTGACGCCATGTGTGCCAAGCTATCAACAATAATTAGAGATTTTGCGGCCGGGGCCCCGCCTAATATGCCCCTCGCAATGAAGGAAAAGACTTTAGCAGATATGCATGTGCAGCTAGCCGCAATGCAAGCGGGCTCAGCGGCTTTAAGGGGCTCCAGTGGTAACACCGTTTCATAAAGCTTTTACCGATTGGGCATACTCACGGGATAACCCGCTAGCGAATGCATCCGAAACGGTTAGGCTAGGCGTTTGGGCCGCGTTGCGGGCCGCGTTTAGAGCCGGTATGGAATATGAGAGAACGGGGCCAAATATCTTTGAGGAAACTACAGCCGATGAATAGCTTTATCATCGTGCCTAGAACTAATTACGTAAGCGCTTACACAGCACCCTACACCGTCTTAGAGGTGGCTTACTATGCCCCAGGGCGGTTTAAGGTGGTCAATAAAATAGCCGAATGTGACCACTACGCCACCGCCACACGGATAGCTACTTATGGTAATGCAGATATACCCTAAGATGAAATTTAGAGAGGGCCGGTTTGTATGCGATACAGGGCACCGCTATCTAGTAACCCGTAGACTATCACAGCGGTTACCCGATAGAGCCCGTTGCCCCAAGTGCAATAGAGTAGGCAAACGATTAGAAAAGCTGCACCGCTACGTGGTGATGATAAGGCTTAAGAATAATAAACATGATTGGAAAAGCTTTACAACGCTTAAACATGCACAAGCGTATTATTTTGGATATGGCGAACGAAGCTTTAGCAAATATATTTACGTTGTGAAACTACACCCCGGAAGGGGCCACACGCTTACGTGTGTAATGGCTTACCACTTTAAAACCGCCAAGGAGCTAATGAGTGTCAAGCTTAGGAGAGTTACGTAGCGCTTTCTACGTGTGCCGCAAATGCGATAGCCGACTTACGCTACAAGAGGCCCGTATAGGTCAGTGGGGCCTATTCGCACCGGCTACTATCGCTATCATGCACCGTTGCATAGGTAGAAACGATGAGCTAGTGATAGTAGACGGTATATTTCATAGGTTAGACGATGAAAGCTAAGAAGGGTGATTTTAGAGGTGGTAAGTTTAGGGTCTATCGGCCCTCGGCTAAGCTGCTAAAGGCTGCAACGGATATGCAGGCACCGCCTAAACCCACTACAGAGTATGAGATTTTAAAGGCTGTAGGGCACTCCCCACAAAAGGCGGCTGAGATTATATTAGATGCAAAACGTGGTGACATATTCTCTATAAACTACATTGAAGCCTGTAAGCAAAAGATAGCATTTGCAAACGGGCCCCTGCTCCTGGGTCTATAGCATACAAGGTAACGATTAGAGCCGCGTCCTAGACATTAGGGCGCGGTTTTTTATTGGCCGGGATCTTGTACCGTCTCCT